GGAGGCGTAATCATTGAATTGATTTGCCCTTGCACATTTGCGTAATAGTTTTCTTGGTTGTTGGTTGCTGTATTGATCCAACCCATTACTTCATCTTGTGTTAATTGGTCATAAGGGATAAAGCTTGGCTCATCTTGTTCAGGTGTAAATGTGATATTTCCATCAACGTTCGCTGTATAAGTACCGTCTGTACCTGATACATTGAAATTTACAATTACTACATACCCTGTTGGGTTGGGTACTGTAAACATTTGTGTAATCGTTGTTGTATAAGTGGTCATATTTATGCTCCTACTTTGGCTTTAAGTGCGTTAAGTTCTACAGTTAATTCTTGAATAGCTTTTACCAAATAAGGAATTAAATTTGATTCCAAAGACAATAATGGACCAGTATCATCTAAATATTGTGATAAATTGCCGTTGTAATCTGTATTTTCATGTACTTGATTTGGTAAAACGGTTTTGTATTCTTGTGCAATAAAACCTATATCGGATTTTTTTGTTAAACGATAGTTAAATTCTACTGGTCTAAGTTTATTGATTACATCAAGACCTGAAGATACCGTAACAATATTTTCTTTTATACGAGCATCTGAAGTTATTGACCATGTTGCTGAATTATTTCCTTGATACCAACCTGCTCCAGCATTCCATGCCATTCCATTATTAGCACCATCAGCTAATACTATGTAATTTGTTGAACTTGCAGACATTCCTGGATTCCCACCACTACCAGTATATCTGCCCAGAATAGTGTTGTAATAGCCTACAGTTACTGCCGAACCCGCAGAATAACCAATAAATGTGTTGTAACCAATTGCAGAATAATTACCACCCGTTCCCGCATAAAATCCAATACAAATATTAGAGGGCGCAGAAGTTATTAAATTTCCACAACCATAACCCATTGCAACATTATTATCACCTGTGGTGTTGTACAAAAGTGCTTGATAACCTAGTGCTACGTTATTAGCACCTGTGGTGCTTGATGTAAGTGCTTGTTGCCCAATTGCCGTGTTGTTACTGCCTGTGGTGTTAGATGTTAAAGCATTTAATCCAACTGCTACGTTTGCCGAACCTGTTGTGTTTGCCGCTAATGCTTGGATACCAAATGCAGTTACTCCACCTGTTGTATTTAAATATCCTGCTCTATAACCTACTGCTGTGCTGTTTGCTCCTGTGGTGTTTGAGTAAAGTGCTTGATAACCTACTGCTGTGTTGTTATCTGCTGTGGTGCTTAAAGCTAATGCTCCTTCTCCAAATCCTGTATTGTATGAACCAGTTGTGTTTGTAAACAAAGCACTACGCCCAAACGCATTATTGCTTCCACCCGTTGTATTGCTATATAACGCTGAGTTTCCAAACGCATTATTGAAATTTCCTGAAGTATTTGAATACAAAGTTGTTGGGCCAACAGCATTGTTAAATTGACCGCTGCTATTGCTGTAAATAGATTGATAACCTATTGCAGTATTTGATGCGGATGTGGTGTTTGTAAATAGTGCTTGTGTTCCAATAGCCGTATTACTAGCCCCTGTTGTACTCACTCCTGCGTTATATCCAAAAGCAGTTAAGAATGGTGTACCACCACCAGTAGTTTGTTTTGCATAAACAGTACCTAATGTTGTTGCAGTAGCTTGTGACGCACCGCCACCACCAGTAGATGCAATAGTAATACCACCTGAACTATTTGTAATTGTTACATTGCTACCAGCAGTCAATGTTGCATTTGTATATCCTGTTCCATTGCCAATTAACAATGAACCATTTGCAGGCGTTGTTGTTACACCAGTACCGCCATTAGCTACAGGCAATGTTCCTGTTACACCTGTTGTTAAAGGTAATCCTGTTGCATTAGTCAACGTCACGCTTGTGGGCGTGCCCAATAAAGGGGTTACTAATGTAGGAGATGTAGCAAATACTAAAGACCCTGAACCTGTTTCATCACTCACGGCAGATGCTAAATTGGCACTTGTTGGCGTTGCTAAAAATGTAGCTACACTAGTACCTAAACCGCTAACACCTGTTGAAATTGGCAATCCTGTTGCGTTCGTTAATGTGCCTGAAGATGGTGTACCTAAAGCACCACCGTTGACCACAAATGCGCCTGATGAACCTGTGTTGACAGCTAAAGCAGTTGATACACCAGTACCAAGTCCTGACACACCTGTTGAAATAGGCAAACCCGTTGCGTTGGTCAATGTTGCGCTAGATGGCGTTCCTAATGCGGGAGTGACCAAAGTGGGTGAAGTGGCAAATACCAATGAACCTGATCCAGTTTCATCGGAAACCGCAGTTGCAAGATTTGCACTTGTCGGAGTGCCCAAGAATGTGGCAATTCCTGTGCCTAAGCCTGAAACGCCCGTGTTGATAGGCAACCCTGTAGTATTTGTCAAAACACCACTAGCAGGTGTTCCTAAAGCAGGCGCAGTAAATGTAGGGCTTGTTAAAGTAACCCCTGAGAATGTGGTTACAGTCGCACCCAACGCCACGCTAGTAGACCCAATCGTTACCGTGCTGTTTGTCAACGCTGAATTACCAATGTTAGTCAATGTGTTTGTAGACCCGCTGATTGACTTGTTTGTCAGCGTGTCGGTTGTCGCTCTGCCCACTAAAGTGTCTGTGCTTGTGGGTAGCGTTAACGTGCCCGTATTTGTAATGGTTGATATTACAGGGCTTGTTAATGTTTTGTTAGTGAGTGTTTGCGTACCTGATAGGGTAGTTACTACGCTTGTATCAATCGCAATCGTTACAGCACTTGCGCCTGTGTATGAACCGCCTGTCAATCCTGTGGAAATGGTCAACGCATTAGGATTTGCCGCAGTCACCGTACCGCTTGCACCCAAGGCAATCGCTGTGCCGTTGATGGTTGTGGAGCTGTTGACTAACATCGTGTTGGTAACTGTGGCTGTATCGCCAGTAGTTACAAATGTGCCGTTAACTGTAGGAACAGCTATGGTGTAACTTGATGCCGTGTTTGGGCCTGTTACAGATACTTGCCCACCTAATGCGGCTTGAAAGACTAGAGTTCCCATTGTCGTTCCTTAACTAGCTGTGTGCAAAACTGAAAAATTGATTGTCACCGCTTCACTATATGCGTTGTTTGTGCTGTTCTTAATCACCGCAACAAATGATCCGTCTGCAATACCCGCAATAAATACGTTGTATGCGCCTTGTGTTCCACCTGAACCAATTGAAATAATTACATTGTCTTTTACGCTTACTTGGCTATTGGTAACCGTAAATACTGCTTGTGCTGATGGTGCTAACTGGCTGTTTGCAGTAACAATCTGACCGCTTGAGGTGTTAATTGTCACGCCAGTTGTTTTGTTATTGGTCTGCGTTACGCTTGCATAATTGCCACTTGCATAGCCAATTTGTGATGTAGCGTAAATGTTTGTGCTTGTGAATGTAGGATTGGCAGGGGCATAAAAATACACCCCTGCTGGTCCAATTAAACTTACGCAATTGCCTGATGAATCAAATAGCCCTTGAACAGGAACAATTTGTGTAGTAACTGTTGATGCTACTTGATTCGTCATGTTTGCCCTTTAAGTTTGGTCGCTCATTGGTGTTACATACAAAGTGCTTGATGTAGAACCAATTGTAGTTACAGAAAATTGATCGGGCGGTACAGCAACAACCATAGGTGATTGCATACTTACCCCTAAAACAAACGAATTGCTTGTATTACCCGCTGTAGGCAATACTGCTGCACCTGCGCTTGTAGGCGCAATTGTGACGGCAATAACATTTGTTCCAGTATTCAAAAATCCGCAGTAGTTAATCTGATCGTTTCCCTTGGGCGTAATTGTTACGGCAGTCGATGAAGACGTTGTAACAGCTATAGCTGTAGTTGGACCAGCAATTCTAAATACAGATGTATTTGCCATGATTAGACTACGTTAGCAGGCAATGGGCTATCTTCGCAAGTCTTAACGCTAACTAACATAACTGCCGCAGCTTGGGTGACAGATGTGCCAGTTAAGTTCAACAAACGAACAATAATTGTATTGTCTGCATTTGTGTAAGCATTACAAATACCAACGCCCACGGTCATTGCAGCATCAATCTGAACTTGAATCTTGTCTGTTGACTTAACGCCAGGACAAGCAATTGTCACTTCAGTTGTTGTGGTAGAAAATGTGGTGCTAGGAAATGTAAGTTGGCAAATCGTATGTGCTATTACGTTGCCACGACATATAGTGGTTTTTGACATAGTTATTCCTTTTAAGAATGATTAATTGTACATTAAAACAGAAAAAGCCACCCCTTTTGAGAGTGGCCTTTCTTTATTTACTCACAAATTAAGGTAAGAATGTGAGGTCATAGCCATAAACAAATACATCACAAGTCGCTGCAATCGTAGTTCCAACGTTAACATAAATGTTAGTTGGGTTAGATATAGCGGTGTTAGGATTTGTTGCGGCAGTAATGGTCACATAAGGGCCACCTGTGTTGCTAGTTAAAGCAGCAGTAGTCAATATGGTTGAACCTGATGCGCCTGCGCCTGTATAAGCACCAACAGTAGCCGTTGCGATAGTGGTTGTTGCGCCACTAGCGTTTAAGCCGTTTGTGATAACTACAGATGTAGGTACAAATTTAGACACATCTAAAACGATCATTGCTGTATCACCAGCGATGGCCAAGTTAACAGATTGTGCGGATGCAATCAAACGCAAGGCTTGGTTTGTGCCAAGTACCTGTGGGTGATTGCTTACTGAGGTTGCTGGTCCTGGATTTGCCATTTTAATTTCTCCTAAATGTTAAAGTTAAGCGGCAACACGGCAAGCCAACTCAGGATAGAGTGGCGCCCAACCATACAACACATCAAGCCTTGTTGGGATTGAATCATTGTTAATTGTATACTGCCTCACAACACGGATTGAGAGTCCCACTTCTTTGTCAGACGCACGGCCTGCAAAGTGAACACCATCGGGCAACTCAAGATCAGCTACTGCCAAAGTGAACGCATTGCGGTGCATAATAATGTTCTGTGGTGAAACAGTACCAGTATTATTGAAAGGCGTTACTGTAGATGCACCAGGGCTTGTGATGCTAACGTTTTGGAATTGACCTGCTGAAATAACGGCAGGAGAAACTGTAACGCTAGTAGTACCTGAAGTGGCAACCGTTGCTGCTGCGGTAACAACAAAATTTCTCAATTTGTTTGAACCGTACGCTTGACGATTTTGTGGGTTGACCGCATACACGTTAGCAATTTGGATAACGTCACCAACGTTCAAGTTACCTACTGCTGTCGTTGCTGACAGAGCGATAGTTGAAGTTTGTGCCCAACCTGAGGTCAGGAAACCAGTTGCTGTTGATGTATTGCAAGACAATACAGAAGTTGAAGAAGAACCAAATGTTTGTGAGACCACATTTTGGTCCATACGCCAATTCATTCCAGCGCTGTCTCGGCCCATCAGGCCTTTCCTGTATTGCTCACCGATGGCTTCTTGGGGTACAAATAGACCCTTCAAGCTGTCAACGATAGTAGCTGATGTGAAAGGCTCAACAATACATGATCTACGACCGTCACGTGGTGCGCCTTCAGCGTCCAAGTATGCGGCGGCAGTCAAATATGTGATCAAACCAGTTGGAGGTGTACCAGCTGTACCAACGATATTGGCTGTGTTGTTTTTGGCCATAACCAAACCATCACGGTCAATCTTGTTAGCAATAGCGGCAATAGCAGGCTTCAATACACGGTCAGAGAACATATCTAAAGACAATGCCAAATCTTGCGTGGTGAATTGAGTATCAACGTGAAATTGAGTTCCCAATGTAACAGGCACGCTTGACTCGTTAAAGTCTTCAACGTTCAATGCTGGTCCAGTTGTACCAATAAAACGACCTGGTCTACGGACATTGACTGTGTTACCAATCTTAGCGCCAACGACTGCGAATTGGTCATCGTAGTTACGGTCTACTTCTGAAGTAAATGTCAGTTCATTTTCCAACACCATCAACGCTTCGTTGGTGATCTTGGATATCGTTAGCAAATTATTTGCCATGATTCTTTCCTTTGATTAAAAATTAACGAATTTTGCCTGCACGTCTTGCCTCTTTCCATGATTGGTAAGTGCCGTGAAACTCTCCACTACTGTTAATAGGGATGTCTGCTTGGCCATTACCAGCCCTTAGTGGCTTAATTGGTGCAGGTGCTCTACTCTTTACTACAGTCTCTTGTTTCGCTTCATTCCGTTCGTACAGCTTTTCCAGTTTTCCTATTTCAACCAAAGCCTTGCGTGTCGGCATTGCAGCAATCTTTTGTGCAAACTCTAAATCCTCTGCTAGGTGATACAGGATTCTTGGTCCTACATCGCTTTCTAGTATTGAATCTCGAATGTCATCACTAACTGTCACATTTGCCGTACTTACAATATCATCGTAATCGGGCATTTCGGCTTTCATCTTCTCTAATTTGGCAGACCAAGACTGAATTGTCTTTTGTCTTTCCTCATTTAGCTTTTTGTTAGCCTCTTGCTGGTCACGCTCTTTCAATGCTCTTTCTGTTGAAAACTGCGCCAATGCTTTAGCGTACTCAAACGCATCTTGGAATTGGCCAGGTTGCGGTTCCTCGTCAATGTTCTGCACGTGTGGTACAGCCTGTTGCTCTAAAGCCCTTAACCTTGTCTCTAACGCTTCCCGCTGTTGGCGTTCTGCTTGCGCTTCTGCCTTGGCCTGTTCACGTTGTTTTGTCAGTTCAGAAAACCTTTTCTCTAACTTCGGATTCTGCTTACGTTCCTCTGTAGGCTTGCTTTGTTCTGCATCTGATTCACTCTGATTTGATTCTTCTGATGGCTCGGGAGTATCCTCAACCGCCACATCATCGTCTCTATCAGCTAAATTCAGTTTGTTAGCATAAAACTCAGCACTATTCTCGCTTGTCAGGACTTGTCCTGCTTCTTTTTCAGACATAGGTAACACCTAAGAATTAACCCGATTTACCTAATCGGTAAGGTTTGTGTAAATATT